CGCGCATCATTTCCATAATGATTGAATTTTTGTGTGTTTAAATTTGGTTAAAAGGAGGGTTAACCCCCTCTTTTTTTTACTTTTATTTTGTATAAGAAATAATTTTATATATATTTGTAGAAGAACAAACACAAAGAGATATGACACAAGCACAAAAAGTAACAAAAGAAATAATTGAAGATGCTTCGGCAAGATTGTTAAAAGGGGTGTTTTCTAAAAACGTTTTACTTCATATTGAGGGTTTAGGTATTCCAAATAAAATAGCTGTTAAGCTTTTGGAATTAGCGGAAAGAAGAGCTAATGAATTTAGCCATTACAAAATAGGAAAATACGGTAAAGAGATAAGATATAAAAAATAAAAAATATCCCTTCTGGGCTTTTATTATGTGGGAATTAAAAACAAAAAGAAAAAGTGGTATAAATACTTATATTAAAGTAGATTCTAACGGGTTGCCAGTAAAGGAGAAACAACCATGGAGCAGCAGACCGCAAGAGGTTATTAAATTAGTAATTGAAAAACAATGAGCATACAAGAGATAATGGAAAGCCACGGTTATAAGTTCTCGGAGGACAAGAACAAGAACGGATTAAAGCAAGTTACAGACCCTAACGGTAAGGATTTAGGACGCTTAAACTTTATAACAATTTTAGACATAATTAAAACACTTAGATCATGATTATAACAATAGAAGGTAAGCGTGGAGAGGGAAAAACATCTTTAGCAAAAGATATTTGCCACGGGAAAAGAGTATTTGAGGTGGAGGAACAAATGCTAAATAGCCCATTTTGGACTAACGAAATGCTGCTCAATACTGAAACTATAATTGTTGACGAAGTTGTGAATTACCGTGAAACTAGAGAGTTATTTAATAAAGATCTACTAGAAATAAATAAAAAAGGCAAACACCCGATTAATATTAAAATGCCAGACGTTATATTAGTTTTATTTTAAAAAACAACTATGAGTATACAAATTTATTTCATAAACGAAACAAAAAAACAAGTTGTAAGCACAAAAAAACTTTATGGAAATTTTGAAGATAATCAACAGTTGCTATGTTATTTAAGCCTTTGCGCTGGCGATACTTTCAGGACAGAGCTTGAAGGTGGTCAATGGATTGAAAAATTCTTATACGAAGAAAAACATAAAGATTTTAAGCATATAAAATTATACGAGTTTAAAATTAGATTAGAAGAAGATTTATACGACAGTAAAGAGTTCGACAGGCTTTACAATCATGTTTATAGCATATAAAGAAACACTTAAAATAAACAACATGAAAATTTCAGATTTAAAAGAGCCTATTAAAAGCTGGGCGGAGGAAAACGTAATGTGTCAGCCTGATTTTGCTGATAGCGAAGATGAAAAGGATATTTTAATCGACGCTTTTAATTGGGGAAATACTAAAGAGGGGTATGATTTTTGGTATTATGTTGATGGTGGAATGAATTTAGACGAACTTTTTGATAAATTCCCCAGACTCCCATGGAATCAAGAACCACTAAAACTATTATAATGGAAGAGAAAAGACGAAAACTAATACTAGCTTATGAAGTTTCAAATTTATTCCACTTAGTGGATTATTTAGAAACAAAAAACGTTACTTTTTTAAAAACTATTTTGGAGTTAAAAAAGGAAATAAAAAAATTGCACGAAATAAATTTAAACTGAAATATTTTTCACACACCACTTAAATAATAAAAACACACATTGTTTTATTTAACCCGTTGGATAATCTAACGGGTTTTTTATTGCCATCGTGTTGGTTCAACCTCATTGCAAGAATCGTTTTTAAGGCTATTTTTAAGCGATTTAAACACGGTTAATCTATTGTGTGGTGTATTGGTATAGTTTACGTGTTAAAACATCATCACAATGCTTTAAAATGAGTTTAACCCTAAAGTGTACTGTTTTCGCCACCAAAAGAACACTAAAAACCGCTATTGTACTGCTTTGTACTGGGTTAAAGACCTGTAAACCAATACTTTACTATGTTTTTGCAACAAGAATCACGAAAACCCCTATTTATTTCCTATATACTTTTCTCTTATTTTTATTTTTTTCTTCTCTTTCTCTTTTTTTTCTTTTTTCTTTTTACTTTTTCTATATATACCTTTTTTTTTGTGTGCTTTTGTGCTAATGTAATATAAAATAAAGAGAATCAAGGAGTTAGCTCAGCACAAACTTAGCACAAAACAGTACAAAAACTACTGAATAGCACACAAAAAGAGGGCATTTAGCCCCCTTGTATAAAAAATAATTGATTAATTTAATCGTTCTCAGTCATTGTATTTGGCGTTACTCCATCAACAATTTCTTTTGCTTGGTCTTCACTTAGTCCAAAAGACACTCTAATAATGGCGATTGCTGATTCTTTTGGTATTAATCCCTGCGCAACTCTCTCAATAACTGTAACCATAGATGTTACTTGCGCGCCGTTAAGTGTTTGGATGGTTTTTTCTTGATCCTCTTTTGGCGGCAGCCCTACTATGCTACGTGCTTCGTTAGTGTCTGCTACTCCACTATCAACTAAGTTAATAGCAATTTCTGACTGTTCCCTTTTGTCTGTTTGAAGCACTGGCAAATGGCTAAAATCAGGAACTAATCGCAAGCCTTCCGCATCCAACCCAATTTGGTGTGTTATTGTGTCGTACATTTCATTAGTTTCTGGAATGATAGTGTCTTGGTATGTCATTTTTAAACCTTGTTTTACATTTTCATATTTACTGGATTGAACGAAAATATTTGGGTTTAATTCGTAGGCTTCAATTATGGCAAGTTTTGACTCGGTCAATTCCTCGAACAGAAGCAAATCTTTTGTGGGGTAGGACATCGGTGTCCATTTCACATCTGCTTCGGTTAAAACGATTTTATCTTTACTACGTTTTGCCCAATCGCGTTGTATTTCTTCTTTTTCTTCTGGTGTCATAGGAAGAGCGCCCCCCATATCTGACTTACCGGCTGATAATATACCTAAAGCACTAAGGTTTTCGAGTAACACATTACGTTTCTTATAACTAGCTTTAATATTCGATAATGGATATTTAAGCGTATCGATACGACTAGCGGTATTTATAAGGTTCACACCGTCTGGAGTATTTAGATAAATCATATCTTTTAGCTCAATATCTTCTTTTTCTTCGTTATTGTACCAAAATTCAAACGACTCAATAAGCCCTTCTATATCCATCTGCTTTAACAGTTTGCCCGTGCCTTTAACTTTTATTTTATTGGTAGGCAATGGAACTATCATATTTCTAACACCGAATGATCGCTCAGGGCAGTAGGCGAATGAATTGTTAAATAAACCATCGTTAACGGATAGTGAATAAATAACATCACCCCAACTTTGCGTTGCGTTTGGCTTCTTAATAAGGTCTAACATCCAATGGTTTTCAACTTCGTTACCTTCATTATCAACTAATTTTGGAACACCTGACGACATCATTGTGGCGCGTCTATTAATTACGGCGCGTAATTCAGGAATTTCAAGGTATAAATCATAGGGCTTATCGGTATCAATCCATTGCGGCTCTTTATTTCCCCATATTTCGGAGCGTTGCTTGTTTAGGTATTCCATAAACTTGTCGGTTTTGCCGCTTGACCATCCGAACATACTAGACCAAAAATTTGCCATATCAATCATTTATTATTTGTTGTAAATTTAAGTATTTTAAGTTTGTATAAAAATTTTTTTATACTAACCTAAAAATATGACTATATTTATCGAAACCTTTTTTTAGGCTTATGGAAAAAAAGCGTAACAGTTACGGATTAAAAAATTTAGACCTATCTATAAAAGACTTGGATTTGGGCAAACGTGAGGTTGCTATGTATTTGTCAAAGTTCGACAACATCGACAGCGATATGGACATGATTGTTAAGGGTGCTTTTGCGCGTTCCATTGCTGAACGTGGTGTTGAGAGTGAGAGTAACCGAAAGATTGCGTTTTTGCGTTACCATGACTGGCAGCATCAGATAGGTAAGTTTGTTAAGCTTGAAGAAGACGAAACGGGACTGTTTGCCGTTGCTAAATTGGGAACGTCAACAAAAGGTGAGGACGCACTACGTGACTACGACGAAGACATTATAAAGGAACACTCGATTGGCTTTCAGTACATTTGGGATAAGATGGAATGGGTGGAAGATGAAAGCGTAAAGGGTGACGGTTATTATAGAATAGAGGAGGTTAAACTATTCGAG